TGCTGTGGCACTGCGTGGCCGGGCGGCCGGCCCACCTGACGCGCGAGATGGTGGGCGCTGCCGTCGCGGAGGCCGGGTTGGCGCAGGTGACGCCGGTGCTGAAGCTGCTGCTGACGCAGATATTGCAGGGGCGGTGAACGGCGATGAGCGGGCGGTTCGCGGCTTGCGCGGCGAAGCTGGCGGGCACGGCGGCGTTGCTGCTGGGTTGGCGCCCCGCGGAGTTCTGGCAGGCGACGCCGGCCGAGCTGGCGGCGATTTTGGAAGCGGTGGGCCTGGAAGCGATGGGCGGCGGCGAGGCGGATGCCTGCGCGGCCGATGAGCTTGCGCGGTTGATGGAGATGTTTCCCGATGGATGAGGAGATCGAGCGGCTGCTGGTGAGCGTCCGCGCCGACACCGGCGGCTTTGCGCGCGATGTGGCGGAGATGCGGGCGCAGCTGGACGGGCCGCTTGCCCAGTCGATGGACGTGGCGGGGCGGGCGATCGAAGGGGCGCTTATCCGCGCGGTGCGGAACGGTAAGCTGGGCTTCGAGGATCTGAAGCGGGTGGCGCTGTCGGCGATGGCGGAGATCGCGGCTTCGGCGATCCGCACCGGACTGAGCGCGCTGGCTGGCGGCGGCGGGGGTGCGGGCGGCGGAGGATCGGGGCTGCTTGCGCTCGGCACGCAATTGTTGATGACGCTGGCGGGCGCGCCAGGGCGGGCGACCGGTGGGCCGGTGTCGCCAGGGCGGCCTTACCTGGTCGGCGAGCGCGGGCCGGAAATGTTCGTACCGACCTCGAGCGGGCGGATCGAGCCGGGCGGCTCGCGCGGCGGACGCGAGGTGCGGCTGAGCATCGCGATCAACGCCCCCGCCGGCACAGAGCCGCGCGCGCTGGAGCGATCGAGCCGGCAGGTGGCGCGGGCGGTGAAACAGGCGCTAATGCGGGTGGAGGATTGAGGGGCATGGGGGGCGGCCGCGCGCCGACCGACCGAGGCCGAAGCTTGCAAGCTGGGCGGAAATCGTCCATCTTTTTTTATACCATTTGGAATATGTTCGCGATGCCGGAGCGTTTCGTGAGCAAGGCCCATGAAGAAAGGGAGCGCGACCATGACTGACGACAAGCGCCGCATGGCGGTGATCGCGCTTATCCGCAAGCACACCGACAATGTGACCACCAGCGTCGAAGCTGCGCGCAAATCGCTGATCGACGAGGGCATATATAACGAGGAGGGCGCGCTGACGGCCGAATTCGGCGGGCGCAGGCGGAAGGCTGAAACCGCTGCTTGACCCGTCTCCAGACTTCGTTCGTCCTTGGCTATCATGGCTGCGACCGATCGGTTGCGGAGCGCGCCGTTGAAGGTGACGCGGACCTAATCCAGAGTGACCGGGATTTCGACTGGCTCGGTCCTGGCGCCTATTTCTGGGAGGCGGATCCACAGCGGGCACTGGAATGGGCCGAGTGGAAAGCCGGCCGGGGCGACTATGAAGAGCCAGCGGTGATCGGTGCGGTCATCGACCTTCGCAACTGCCTCGATCTCGTCTGCAGAGAGAATCTTGAACTGCTGCGCGCGGCTTACGAATCTTTCCGGGAGGTGCAGCGGCTGGCGGATCTGCCGATGCCCAAGAACAAGAAGGCCTCAGGCGGAGATTCCGACCGGCTGCTGCGGTATCTGGATTGCGCAGTGTTCAGGCACCTGCACAGCATTCTGGACAATCAGCCGCCCGGAGGTGCGACGATCGAGCCGTTCGACACCGTACGGGGCATGTTCACCGAAGGCGGGCCGCTCTACCCTGGCTGCGGCTTTGCCGAGAAGAGCCACGTCCAGTTGGCCGTCCGGAACCCGGAATGCATCAAGGGCATCTTCTACCCGCGCTCGATCGGTCGATCATGAAGCGGGGGTGCCGCAGAGCTGCTTTGCCGCTCGTGAAAGCATAAGGATCGATTCCGTCTCCGGCTCGGCCGGAAGCGCCGCCTGCTACTGAACTGGGAAAATCGAACATGGGACACTGGCTGGCTTCGCCTGCGAGCGGGATGACGCGTGGGCATTTGAAGCGGTTCGATGCGCGTTACTGGTCGGTGAACTTTCCGCGGCCGATGATGGCTAGCGTGGTGACGACGGCGCCGGACGCGCTGCGGGTCGATGCGGTGTTCTACCGGGCGGACGATCTGGCGGGGCTGATCTGGGAGGCGGAGGACCGGTTTGACCATCCGCTGCTGGCTTACGAAACCGACCGGGATTTTCGTGTCTGCAGGTTGCGGTTCCGGTGGCGGAGCGGGGGGCTGAAGGGGCTAGATGCGGTCGACGGGCCGACGCTGACGATCGAGGGGCGCGAGGCCGATGGGACACCGCGAAGCTGGTATGTGCGGCTATGGAACTATGCGGACGGCGAACCCGAGGATGCGGTAGTCAGCCTCGACTTCGACAAGATCGAAGGCGGGTTCGAGTTTCCGTACGATGGCGTGAAAATTTGGGCGGGCGATGTCGATCGCATGTTCATCTCGCTGGTGCCGCCGGGCTACAGCCAGGCGGACGCGCCGCTGCCAGCACCCGCGGAAGGATGGGCCGAGATCAGCGGGCTGGCGTGCGACGGCCCGGGGTCGGTGCTGGGGATCGGGGACACAATGGTGCCCGAGCACCGGCTGCGGATGGCGACCGGCTATGACGATGGCTACCACCTGACGCCGGCGCGGCTGCTTCGCAACCTGGTGCAGCTCGGCTACCGCAAGGTTATCAACCATTATGTGGGGATGAGCCACTATTTCAGGCTCGAGGCCCATAGCGGCGGGCTCTACGTCAGCCTGGCGGGGAGCGCGCTCAACGTCGCCTGCGCGGCGTGGCACCGCGATTTCATCGCGCGGGCCAAGGCGCTCGGCTTCGAGGTGATCCTGTCGCTCAGCTACGAACTGTTCGACGCGCACTGCTGGAACGACTGGAAGCAACGGGCGGAGAATGGCGATCCGGCGCTGACCGGGTGGGAGCCGCCCTCGGCCTTGCTGTCGCCCGCGCATGGCGGCGCGATGTTCTACCTGCAGGCGGTGGCGAGGGCGTTCGCCGCCATTGCGCGCGACGCGGGCGCGGCGGTGCGGTTCCAGGTCGGCGAGCCGTGGTGGTGGGTGATGAGCGACGGGCGCATCTGCCTGTACGACGCGGCCGCGCAGGCCGCGTTCGCGCCGGTGTCGATCCCGGACGTAAGCGCCATGCTGGACGCGGACCAGCAGGCGACGCTGGATGCGGCGGGCGCGGTGCTGGCGGCTTCGACCGCGGCCTTGTGCGCGGCGGTAAAGGACGAGGCGCCGGGCGCCGAGACCTTGCTGCTGGTCTATCTGCCGACGGTGCTGGGAAGCCCGGAGACCAAGCGGGCCAATGTGCCGGTCGGGTGGGCAGCGCCGGCCTTCGACGTGCTGCAGCTCGAGGATTATGACTGGGTGACGAGCGGCAATGGCGGCGCCACCGCGCGCGGGGTCGACGAGGCGACGGCCAGGCTCGGCTACCCGGTCGAGGAGCAGCATTATTTCGCAGGCTTCGTCCTCCGGCCGGAGGATCGGCACCAATGGGACGAAATCGCCGCCGCGGCTGAGGCGGGGTTCGCGCGCGGATCGGCGGAAATGTTCGTGTGGGCGGCGCCGCAGGTGATGCGCGACGGATTCACTTGGTTCGAGACGGGGGAGGGGGACGTGGACGCTTTCGAGGACGTGCGCTTTCCGGTGGCGCTGGGGCGCGAGGCAAGCGTGGAGCCGAGCTTTTCAACCGCGATCGTCACCACGGCGGGCGGGGCGGAGCAGCGCAACAGCGACTGGGCGGATGCGAGGCTCAGGTTCGATGCGGGACCGGGCATACGCGGCGAGGCGGAGCTGCGCGAACTAATCGCATTCTTCAGGGCACGCCGAGGCCCGGCGGTGGCGTTCCGGTTCGAGGATCCGTTCGATCACAGTTCCAATGGAATGACCGGCTTGCCGGGCGCCGCCGACCAGCCGATCGGGGTCGGCGACGGCGTACGGACCGAGTTTGCTCTGGTGAAGCATTATGAAAGTCAGGTGCGGCGGATCACCCGTCCGGTGGCCGGAAGCGTGCAGGTGTCGGTGGACGCCGTGGCGCGGATCGGCGGCTGGGTGCTGGAGTCGAAGGGGCTGGTGCGGTTCCAAAGCGCGCCGCCGCCGGGCGCGGAGGTGCGCGCCGGTTATCGCTTCGACGTTCCGGTGCGGTTCGCCGACGACCGGCTGAGCTTCAACCGCGCGACGTTCGAGGCCGGCGAGATCGCGAGCGTCCCGCTGATCGAGGTGCGGGAGGCATGAGCATGTTCGATGCCGAGCTGACCAACATCGCCTTGTGCTGGCGGCTGGTGCGCCGCGACGGGGTGGCAATGGGCTTCACCAGCCACGACCGGGACTTGCGCATGGGTGACATGACGTACCGCGCCGCCCCGGGCATGCTGCCGAGCGCGATCACACTGTCGGCCGGTTTCGAAGCGGATGCGCTGGATGTCGCGGGCGCGCTGACCAGCGACGCGATCACCGAGCGCGACCTGGCCGCGGGACGGTGGGACGGCGCGAAGGTCGCCATTTTCGCGGTTGACTGGGAGGCGCCCGAGGCGGCGGCGGTCCCGCTGGCGCGCGGCGAACTGGGCGATGTCAGCCTGTACGGGAACGGCTTTTCCGCGCAGCTCAAGAGGCCCACGGCGGCGCTGGAACGGCCGGTGGTGGAGCTGACCTCGCCCGAATGCCGCGCGCAGCTGGGCGACAGGCGGTGCCGGGTGGACATGGCGGCGCGAGTGCGCACGACCAGGATCGTGGCGGTGGTCGAGGAAGACGCGATCGAAGTGGCGGACGCGGCGGGCGGGAACGCCTACGGCTATGGCCGGGTACGGTGGATATCGGGCGCCAACAGCGGGCTGGAAGCGGCGGTGCTCGCATCCGCAGGCACCCGGCTGACCTTGCGCGAGGCGCCGCATTACCCGGCCGCGGCGGGCGACCGGATCGAGATCAGCGAAGGCTGTGACAAAAGGATGGCGACCTGTTCCGGCCGCTTTGCCAACGCTGCCAACTTTCGCGGCGAGCCGCATCTGCCGGGCATGGACCTGCTGACGCGCTACCCAGGCGCGTCCTGACAGGAGGAAGCCGTGAGCAACCAAGAGAAGGTGGCGGCGCGAGCGCGGGCGCTGGTCGGCGTTCCTTTCAGGCCGCAGGGGCGCAGCGCGGGCTACGGGCTCGACTGCGTCGGACTTGCGGCGCTGGCGGCCGGGGTGCCGGAGGCGCTCGTGCCGGCCGATTACCGGCTGCGCAGCGTTGCGGACCAGGGCATCGAAGCGGCGCAGTTTGGCGGATGGGCGCTGCCGATTCCTCCCGACGACGCGGGGACCGGCGACGTGGTGCTGGTCCGCTATGCGCCCGGCCAGCATCACCTGCTGGTGCTGGTGCAAGGCGGGTTTGTCCATGCCCATGCTGGTTTGGGGCGGGTGGTGGAGACGCCGGGGGAAGTTGCCTGGCCGAGAGTGGCGGCCTGGCGTGTCATGAGAGGGGTGGATTGAGATGGCGACCCTGGTTCTGACAGCCGCGGGCAGCATCGTCGGCGGACCCGTAGGGGCGATGATCGGGGCGGTGATCGGCCAGCAGATCGACGCCCAATTGTTCAAACCGAAGGGCCGGCAGGGGCCTCGGCTGGGCGATCTCAGCGTGCAGACCAGTTCCTACGGAAGCGCTATCCCGAAGATCTTTGGAAGGATGCGGGCGGCGGGAACGGTGATCTGGTCGACGGACCTGCAGGAGCGCAGGTCGAGCAGCGGCGGTGGCAAGGGCAGGCCCAAGACGACGCAATACAGCTATTCGGCGTCGTTCGCCGTCGCGCTGTCGGGGCGGCCGATCCGAGACGTCAAGCGGATCTGGGCGGACGGCAAATTGCTGCGGGGAAGCGCGGGCGACGTCAAGTCGCAGACCGAGTTTCGGCTGTACCGGGGAAGCGAGGGGCAGGATGCCGACCCGCTGATCGCGTCGGCGGAGGGCGCAGCACACGCGACGGCGTTCCGCGGCATCGCTTACGCCATGTTCGAGAATTTCGAGCTGGAAGATTATGGCAATCGGATCCCTTCGCTGACTTTCGAGATCGAGGCGGACGAGGGGCCGGTGGCACTCGGGCGGATCGCCCGCGAGCTGAGCGGCGGATTGCTGCTGGACGGCCCGACGCCGTCGGTCGCCGGCTATGCCGCCGCCGGCGACAGCGTGCGCGCGGCGATCGAAGCGATCGGCGAGCTCGCGCCGCTGGTGCTGCAGGATGACGGAGCCGGGCTGACCGTGACGACGGAGCGCCCTTTGACGATCGAGATCGGGAGGCGCGAGAGCGGGGCGGAGGGCGCCGGCGGAGCGGGGGGCCGTACCGAGATCGTGCGCCGCTCGGCGGCGGCCGCCGTGGGCGAAGTTTCGATAGCTTATTACGATCCGGAGCGGGATTACCAGACCGGCCTGCAGCGAGCGACGCGCGGCGGGCCGGCGGGCATCTCGGAACGGCTGGCGGTGCCGGCGGTGCTCGGCGCCGGCGCCGCGAAAGCGGCGGCGGAGCGGCGGCTGGCGCAAGGCTGGGCCGCTCGGACCAGCGCCAGGCTGCATCTCGGCCCCCGCCGGTGCGGCTTGCGGCCGGGCGCTTGCCTCCGGCTGGAGGGGGAAGCCGGGCTGTGGAAGGTGGAGCGCTGGACGCTGCAGGCGATGGTGGTGGCGCTGGAGCTGGTGCGGGTGCGGATCGGGCAGGTGCCGGACAGCAGCGAAGCGAGCGGCGGTCGGCCCATCGGCCATCCAGATTTGCTCCACGGGCCGACCAGCGTGCGGTTGCTCGATCTTCCGGTCGGCGGGGAACGGCGCCCGGACCGGCCGCAACTGCTGGTGGCGGCGGCGGGCACGGAAGCGGGCTGGCGGCGTGCGGCGCTGAGCGCGAGCTTCGATAACGGCGCAAGCTGGCAGGAGGCAGGCGGCACGGCCGCGGCGGCGGTGATGGGCGTGACGGTCGACGCGCTGGAGGCAGCCGGCGCGGCATTGATCGACGACCGCAATGCGGTCGACGTCGATCTGCTCAACGATGCGATGTGGCTGGAGGGGCGCAGCGATGCGGCGCTCGCCGACGGCGCCAACCTAGCTTTGCTGGGGGATGAGCTGATCCAGTTCGGACGGGCCGAGCAGATCGGGCCGCGGCGCTTTCGCCTGTCCCGGCTGGTGCGCGGACGCCGGGGAACCGAATGGGCCGCGCAAGACCACCAGGCGGGCGAGCGGTTCGTGCTGATCGAGGAAGCTACGCTCGCCGCGGTGGAGGCGCCGCTGGCGGCGATCGGCGGGCAGGTGGCGGTGCGGGCAATGGGTCTGGCGGACGCCGAGCCGGCGGAGGACACGCTGCCGTTCCGGGGCGAGACGTTGCGGCCGCCCTCGCCCGTGCACCTGGAAGTGGAGGCAGACGATAGCGGGATGACGATCCGCTGGGTGCGGCGGAGCCGGACCGGCTGGGCCTGGACGAGCGGCGGCGACACCCCGGTCGGCGAGGAAAGCGAACACTATCGGCTGACCCTCGCCGGCGCCGGCTTCGAGCGAGTCGCCGAGACCGGTGCGCCGACCTATTTCTACAGCGCGCAGCAGCAGTCGCAGGACGGCTTGGCCGGCGCGCTGACGGTGAGTGTGGTCCAGCAAGGATCGTTCGCCGCCTCGCGGCCGGCCTCGCTGGTCGTTCCCGCGCCGAATTGACGGGCCGGGCCCCACATCAATCGAAGACCGCCAACCGGAGGACAAGATGAGCAAGACGCCGCGTTTCGAACTTCCATTCATCCTGCCGGGGCAGGCGCAAAAGGAATTGTTCCACAACGAAGCGCTCAGCCGAGTCGATGCCCTGCTTCATCCCACCGTGGAAGGGCCGCCCGTCGCGGATCCCCCGCTCGCCCCGGTACCGGGGCAGAGCTGGATCGTCGGCGCAGCGGCGACCGGCGCGTGGAGCGGTCGTGAAGGCCAGCTTGCCAGCTGGACCGACGGAGGATGGCGGTTCCTTGTTCCGACGCAGGGGATGGCTGCGTGGCAGAAAGCAGCCGAACATTGGCTGGTAAGGACTGCGGCGGGCTGGAGCATGGGCGAGATCCGCGCGGCCGGCCTGGTGATCGGCGGCACCCAAGTGGTGGGCGAGCGCCAGCCGGCCATAGCAACTCCTTCAGGCGGAACGATTATTGATGAAGAGGCCCGAGCGGCGCTGGCGGCGGTAATTGCGTCATTAATGTCACATGGTCTTATTGATTGATCTTTTTGCCCGCGCGGGTGAAACTAGAGGGGAAGGCCGTCGTTCAAAGGCGGTCTGGCGAGAAGCCTCTAACCCGCCTAGTCGGGACTGAGGCGTTTCGGCAACATATGCGGGGATAAGCGCGCTTGCGCGGAAACCCCGCTTACCGTATTGAGTTCAAGGTCGTTCCCGTTGGAACGCAGAAGAAAGGGGAAAGATTTATGCGGAAGCTCGCCATAGCT